AAAAGACTGCATCTGAATCATGGTTATACTGCATTCATTTATGACACATTTAAGGCCGAAGATTCTTCCGATATTGGAGTGGCACGAGGATCAATGGTAGAAGATTCAAAAGCGTTATTCCAATTTGCTTCAAAATATAATGTACCGCAAATTATTACAGCACAGTTAGCTACATATCTTGAAAAAACATCATGGTTATCTTCTCAATGTTTAGCAAGTAGTAAACAAACTAAAGAAGTATGTTCTGAAATATTCTTAATGAGAAAATGTGTAAGTGAAATTGAACTTGATCCAACAAGTAAACATTACATAAAGCCTTATCGATTGAAAAAAGATGGTAGTGGTAAATGGAGAAAAGATTTTTTTGAAATTGATCATACATTAGGTGGACAATTTAGAATCATTTTTGTAGATAAAACAAGGAATGATGAAGATTCTAAAGCGATTTTGTATAAGTATGATGGCCATATAAATGTTTGGCATGAATTAGGATTTTGTTCCCCATCACGAATAGATTTCTTAAGATAGGATGGAGTGATATGATTGAACTAAAAAAGAGACTAATGAATAATCCTTATCACATAGAAAATATATTGGAAGAATACGATTTTCATAACATATCTACTAATAGCAGGGAAATTAGATGTGGAATTGAAGAAAATTCAAATAATACTTCAATACGTATTAAGTTAAACGAAAACTTGACAGCTAATGATTTTGTAAGAGATATTTATGGTGATTTATTTAGTTTAATAATGAAATGTAAAAATGTTGAATTAAGACATATCATCAAGACTGTCAAAGAAGAATTAGGAATTACATACATAGAATTTAAAAAGAACAAACCTATATTCGGTGGGTTTTATGACAAAATCAAAAAGAGAAATCAATTAACAACTGAATTAAAAAAGTATGACGATGATGTTATGAAAGATTACTTGAACAAATATAATACTTTGTTCTTGAGAGATGGAATTAGTTTCGCAACTCAGAAGAAATTTAAAATCGGATTAGATCATTCTACTTCAAGAATATCAGTTCCCTGGTACGATTTTGAAGATTCTCTTATAGGGATTGAAGGAAGATACGCTGGTGACTATGAAAAAGATGAAGTTTCTAAATGGTTTCCTTTGATAGCATTTCCAAAAAGTCAATCGTTATTTGGTTACAATATCAATTACCCATTTTTACAAGGTGCTGAAGAAATTTATGTTGGAGAATCATCTAAATTCGTGATGCAGCTCGATTCAATGGGAATTAATACATCAGTTGCATTGGGTGGAAAGGTTATTCATGAACAACAAATTAAACAATTGAGTTGGCTAAATCCTAAGAGAATAATCCTTTGTTTTGACGAAGGGTTGGAAGAAGAATTAATACATAGGCAAGTGGAAAAAGTTAAACTTTTACTTAAATTCTTTGATATTAAAATTGGTTATGTTTCTGACAAAGATAATGTAATTCTTGAAAGTGGATCAAAGAACTCACCTTCAGATGTAGGTGCTGATGGATTTAAAGAATTAATTACAAAATATGTAGAATGGGGAGAAAATAATGAGTAATAAAGAAAAATATTCCTTTTCCAGATTAGATACATTTCATAACTGTAAGAGAAGTTATTATTACAATTACATATTGAATCAGAGGGGAGGAGATAACATCTATAGTTTTTGTGGAACTGTAGTTCACGAACTTACTCAAGCTATGATTCAGAAACAAATAACGAATGAAGAAGCAGTTGAAAAATTTATTGAAGCAATTGATGATGCTGAGATGTTAGATTTACCTTGGATCAGTGAAAACGTGAAAAATAATTATGTGAATTGTATATCACATTTTTTAGAAAAGTACATACCGGTTGAAAATAATACCATTCGTATTGAAGAAGGATTTGAGATAGACATAAATGGAATTATACTTAGAGGTTTTATTGATCTGTATTACAGGATTGAAAATAAAATATACATAATTGATTTAAAAACGAGTACTAAATTCAGTAAAAAAGATTTACCTAAAAAATCAAGGCAGTTAATACTATATGCAATAGCTTTGAGTGAAAAGTATCCTGAATATGAAATACACTTACAATTCAATATGTTAAAGTATGTATTAATGAATGGTAAGTTAATTGAGCGTAACAAATTGGGGATATTTGATGAATTTCCAGATGGGATTGTAGAAGTTGATTTCAATGAAGAATCCATTCAAGAAGTAAAAGATTACATAAATGAAACAGTCAATGAGATAAAAAAAATAAACAAAGATGATAAATGGAGTTGGGTAAAGGGTTATGATCCAACTAAAGACTTCTTTTGTAAAAACTTATGCAGTCATAGAGAACGTTGTTTAAATGGTTAGAGGAAGGATGATGAAAATCACCTTCTTTTTTTGTAAGTAAAATAAACAAATAATAATTGCGTTATGTTTAATTGCGTGTTACTATATTAATAGTTAGTAGTTTAATAAGAAGGAGGTAAGGTATGAGGAAGGTATTCTACGACTTCGAAGTATTCAAACATGATTGGTTAGTAGTGATTATTGATTATGATTCACGAAAAGGAAAGGTGATTGTTAATGACGAAGACTTATTAATGAAATACTACAATTTATTTAAAAATGATATCTGGATAGGATATAACAACCGGATGTATGATCAATGGATTTTAAAAGGTATCTTACTGGGTTATGATCCGTATTACATAAATAAAAAATTAATTGAAGAGGGAGTTAAAGGCCATAACATTGTAAAACAAGCATATAAGATACCAGTAAATAACTTTGATGTTACAACTGGATTCCATAGTTTAAAACAACTTGAGGGTTTTATGGGATCGAGAATTAAAGAATCATCTGTTTCATTTGATATTGATAGAGAATTAACTGAACAAGAAATAAAAGAGACAATTGAATATTGTAAGTTCGATGTACTTCAGACAATTGAAGTATTTGAAAATCGCATTGAAGAATTTGAATCTCAGCTAGCCTTAATTGAAGCATTTGATTTGGATATGTCACAATTTTCAAGAACAAAAGCACAATTATCTGCTCATATCATCGGAGCTGAAAAACAACCAGACAGAAATGACGAATTTGATTTAAGTTTTCCTGATACACTTGTTGTTTCTGATAAATACCAGCATATTGTAGATTGGTACAAAAATCCTGAAAATATGGATTATAAGAAAAAGCTTGAAGTTGATGTATCTGGTGTACCACATGTCTTTGCCTGGGGTGGAATTCATGGTGCTATACCTAAATATAAAGATGAAGGAATTATACTAGCAGCAGATGTAGCCAGTCTATATCCTTCTTTAATGATTGAATATGGATACATAAGTAGAAATGTAAATGAACCTAATAAATTTAGAGAAATTAGAGATAAACGTTTAGAACTAAAGGCCAAAAAAGACCCTAGACAGTTACCTATGAAAATCGTAATTAATGCAAACTATGGCGCAATGAAAGACAAATATAATCCTCTTTTCGATCCTTTAATGAGTAATAATGTATGTTTATCAGGACAATTACTATTATTGGATTTGATTGAAAAATTAGAACCATATTGCAAGTTAATCCAATCAAATACAGATGGGGTATTCATTAAAGTAGAAAAAGAGTCTGATATTGAAGTGGTAAAATGCATTGCAAAAGAATGGGAAACCCGTACAAGATTAGATTTAGAATGGGAAGTTTTTGAAAAAATTTACCAGAAAGATGTTAATAATTATATTATCATTGACAAAAATGGAAAGTACAAATCTAAAGGTGCTTATGTTAAGAAGCTGAACAATCTTGATTACGACTTACCTATTGTAAATAAAGCACTTATTAACTATTTCACCAAAGGAATTGAAATTGAACAAACGATAAACGAGTGTGATCAACTTAGGGAATTTCAAAAAATTGTTAAAGTATCAAGATTATATCTACATGCTTTACATGGTGAAGAAATGTTGCCTGAAAGAGTATTAAGAGTATTTGCTGATAAGCGTGAGGATGCTAAAGGTGTTTTCAAACTTAAACGAAAAACTAATAAAGAAGGAATTGAACAAGAAGTAGCTGAGAAGATTGGAAATACACCTGACAGATGCTTTATTGATAATGACGAAGTAAAAGATAAACTAATACCTGAATATCTTGATAAACAGTATTACATTGATCTTGCACAAGAAAGATTAAATGCTTTCCTGGGAATTCCGAAGAAGAGGAAGTCAACTAAAAAGAAAAAAGAAGTGTAAAAATAATTTAAAATATTTTCAAAAAGTAGTGGTAAAAAGTAAAATATACATATATAATAGATATATAGCAACTGAAAGGAGAGGATAACTTGAAATACGTTATGATTGATCGAGCCACAATATAAAGGAGTGTTTACATGAAATACAAAAATCATATGCACATTGGCATTTCCGCAGTTACAGTCGCAGTAATGTTAATGAATGGTAGTGTGCATCGAGTTCCAAAAGTTGAAGCTAAGACAAAATCTAAAACGGAAGATTATATTGCAGTTGATTATGACTTAGAAGATCAACAAATATTACAAACGAAAGTAGAAGTAAGAAAACAAGAATACATAAAAAAGCAAATTGAAGAAGAGCGACAGCGATTAAAAAAACAGCATGAAGAAGAGCAACGTCTAAGAGAACAAGAAAGGAAACTTGCAAGAGAGAAAGAACAAAATAAGCAAATAAAATATAATATAGTTGCAACAGCTTATACATCAACTTGTAAAGGCTGCTCAGGTATTACATACACTGGTTACAATGTGAAGAATACAATTTACTACAATGGCCTGAAAATTATTGCAACCGATAACTCAATTATCCCACTGTATTCAATCGTACTAGTTGAAGCTAGGAATGAAACATTCAAAGCAATCGTACTTGATCGCGGTGGTGGAATCAAAGGTTATGAGGCTGATGTTTTAGTAGAAAACGAGAGTGTAGCTGTACAATTTGGGAGGCAAAATGTAACTATCACAGTATTAAGAAAAGGAAAAGGGGAATAAGCATGAGTCATATTAAAATGGGTGATACGGTTCTAATTAAGAGTAATTCAGATTTATATGAGAAACATAGAAATGTATTGTTTGAGGTATTCGACTTTACAGAATACGGAACATATATCATAAAAAATGCAAATATCGAAATTGAAATTGAAGGGAAGTATATTCAAAAATTAACTGATCGAGAAGTAGAAATTATGAACTCTTTTGATGATGAAAAAGCTGAAAAATTTACTGAAATCGCATTAGAAATAGGAAAATTTACAGACATGAAGAATAAACAATATGGATCATCAGTCGATGCTACATACAAAATGATGGAAGTTTTAATGGAACGTTATACATATGATAAAGAAAATTATTTAATGCCTAAAGCATTACTTAAACATATTTTGCTACAAGTGAGAATGATGGATAAACAAAACCGTATCTTCAATAATCCATCCGGTAAGGGAGACTCAGAATCACCATATAAAGATCTTACTGGATATTCATTAATTGGAATCGATATGGTTAATAAGAATATCTAAATTAATAAATGAAATAAACATTAATACAAAATGCATAATTGCAATAGAAAGGAGGTTTTCTATGAAAACAAATAGATTAGGAGAAGTTAATTATAATAGCTATAAATTAGAAATGGTAATCGAAGCATATGAAGGTGCTACTGATATGTGGGTTAGATTTACTGAAAGTGGTCATTTGATACATACTGACTATCAAAGTTTTAAAAGAGGAGTGGTTAAAAATCCATATCATAAGGTAGTGTATGGCGTAGGTTTTATTGGAGAAGGTAAATACAAATCAGGAGCAAACGGAAGAAATACTAAACAATATGATCTTTGGCGAGCGATGTTGCAACGGTGCTACAGTGAAAAGTATCAAAAGAAAGGCCAGACATACAAAGGTGTCACCGTCTGTGATGAATGGCATAATTTCCAGAATTACAGTAAGTGGTATGAGGAAAATTACTATTCAATTGAAAATAAAATAATGTGTATAGATAAAGATTTGTTACAAAAAGGAAATAAAATATACTCACCTAACACTTGTGTATTCGTTCCTCAATTTATCAATACACTATTCGTAAAGCGAAACAAGCTAAGAGGTGATCTTCCGATTGGAGTAAATAAAAATAGAAATAAAAAATCTAAAAAATACTCTGCCCAATG